ATTTTACACCGTCAGCAGCGTCAGTATTAAACTCAAAACCTCCATTGGCGCTAGTACTACCCATTCTTGTATAAATCCTGCCTGTGCGACAAGTTAAGAAACTTCCAGTATTATTATTAACAGAAAAACTTAAAAATAGAGGTACATTGTCTGTGGTAGGAATTAATCTATGGAAACGCAGTATATATATTTTATAATCTGGAACAATAATAGAACTGTTAAAATCAACGCTTGCTACTGCTGTTGTACTACTTGATTCGGATAATAAAGTAGGATGCCCAGCAGGGAATTGAACATTGCTATCTAAACTTATATTTGCTGTAGAATCTGAATGTGATGCCAGTGCTACACCACCGATTTTAATTGTTCCTGCCATTATTCAGGTACCTCCGGCCAAGTTACGTTTACCAAATTACCTTGCTCATCTAGTTGTGGATTAGCTGTTGCTGGTAGATCTCTCAATTGTTGACGATAATTTTTTTGTGCTTCAGTTAAAGCAATGCCATCTACTGCTCTGCTTGTCCACCAATCTATTGCTGCTAATCTGCGATTACGTTCTTGTCTAAGCATGTGCATTGGTTCGGCTGCTTCGAGTTCGTTGACCTTGGCTTGAAGTTCTTCTGCAGTTGGTTTAGGTCTTTCATCATACCATTCTAATCCAGAATAGTCAAAGCCTTTTAGAACATATTTTGCAGATGAATATAATTCTGTTATTGCGTGTGATATATCAAACCTCATACTGCGATCTCATATAAGATAAGAGAAGATATTCCAGATTCATTAGTACCACGATTTTGACTTCTGTTTATGTATAATGTACTGTCTCCTCGAACCCAAAATCCCGCAGAAAGAGAATCTCCAGTTCCAAAATTCATAGTTTTTACTGTTGTTCCGCTCATAGTTCTTATTGAATATTGACCATTTATTCCATCCCCATCTGCTGTGCCAGGGACATCTTCTACATAAGTGAGTGAATTATTTATACTGTATGTAGAACCTGCTTTTTGCATTATATCAGGAGTATTATCTGTTGATGTATTACCTGATTGTAAATAAATCCTTAGACTATGACCATGAGCATCTACATAACCACCTGCTACTAAAATCCAATGAGCAATGAATTTACTATTATTTCCTTTTGCTGTTCCTGTCAGTTCTATAATTTTTGTGAAAGTAGTTCCAATAGTTGTTGGTGTATCATAATATCCATGTAACATTTGCAAAACATGCCCAGCAGGGAATTGAACATTGCTATCTATATTTGTATTTTTAATTGTAGCTATGTCTGTTGTTGGATTATAATTAACAACTTCTTTTCCAGACATTTTTAAAGATATAGCCATATTATCTTATATCCATTGTTCCATTAACTGACAGTTCGCCTGTGACTGATATTGTATTGAACACCATCATTGATGCATTTGAATCTACAGAAAGAGTTCCACTAATATTTATTGGTCCGACAAGCATTGCATTGCTGTTAGCATCAACACTATAATTTTCTGAAAACACTGGATTAAATTCAAATAAACCCATATTATCTACAGATTGAACTATGTTATTACTAACATTTATTTTACGGGCAAATGTTCCTAAATTATCTGCTTTGCTCATGTAGATGGTTCCTCTGGCCAATTTTCAAATACTAATAAATTATTTTCATCAAGTGTTGGTTGTGGTAAATTTCCTGCTTCTATTTTCTGTGGTACATTTCTAAGTTCAGTTCTATATATTTCCCATTCAGTTTGATCTGAATATGGATAATCAAGTGTCATTCGCCAATCTGATTGTGCAAGTTTTGAATCTCTCATCATTCGCAATTGTTCCATAGCAGTCGGAGGTGTTTCTGAATTTTCTTCTGATTCTGGTTCTGGTATTAATTCAACTACCCACGCAGTTCCATCAAATTTACAGGTATGTGTTTCTCTGTTAAATTCAGGTGGTTCCACATCAGTGCATTGTCCTGGCATTAACCATACTCCAGGTTCTAAAGGAGATTCTTGCCTCGGTACTTCGTTAGCGTTTTGTATGTTATATGCAATCATTTTACCTTTAGTATTTTATACAAAATAAGACGGCTTTATTTTTTGAACGTGTTTCATTACCACCTCTTGAGTCTGTATTGACTCCTAAGTCTCCAAAATTATAACTGTCACCAACTGCTAAAAGACGGCCGGTACCACCGTTACCGCCTCGGTTTACAACCCAATAGTGATAGTGAGATTTGAACTCTTCATTCTGACTTGACCCTATAACATTTCCACCTGTTCTACTTCCGGCATCTGGGTCAATTCCAGAACCTCCATCAAGGCCTCTCATAAACCAACCTCTAAAATCAGGTATAGTAAAAGTAGTGCTACCATCACCAGAACCCCACGTAGTACCAACAATTGAGTATAGGTCACTATATGTGGTTCTAGATATTGGAGAACCATCACAAATCAGCCATCCTGATGGAGCAGTATTAGCGGAATGACTTTGTATAGTTCCTACAGGAACAGTCTGGTTTGATAAATTAACTCCTGCCATTTGAGTATTTGCATCCATAGATGCATTTGATAAAGATACTGTATCTATTTTAATCACACCTCCTACAAGGTCTACATTTTGTGCTAATCTTGAAAATATTTTAGCTTTACTTGGCATATAATATTTTTACTTAAAATGTTTTACCTAAAAATTGCTATGGTAACATGGGTGTAATCTTCTTTTGAATCACTGTTTCCATTATAACCAGTAACACATGATATACTTTGTGCAGTGTAATTGAAAACTCTAGCATTTCTTCGTATATCACTATTGCTATTATTGACTTCTCCAGAAATAGAAGCAGCATAATTGGCATCAGGCATAGCAATAGTAAAAGTAATTGTGTATGTACCTTGACCAGTTCTAACCACTTTACTTACATTACCTGACGCACGTATTGCACAATGATTTTCTCCACTTACACTTGTATAACTAGTACCATTAAAGTTTACAAAGGCCCTACATCCAAACAGTGGTAGTGCAGTATTATCTGCATTTGAAGTTGCGCCATTTGAAGCACTGGTATCCAATGCTGTTAAACTACTAGGTAAATTAGTGACAGTTCCTGTTAGATTGGTTGCTGTTAGATTGGTTGCTGTTACACTATCTGCTGAAGTTGCACCAACATTTGTTAAGTCAACCTTACCACTGTTTTCTGTACCTAAAGTTATATTTCCTAGTTTGATTACTCCACTCACGGCTGCTTACTCTCCATTTCTTCTTGAGCTTCTATGTTTCTTTGTTCCGCAGTTTTTACCCAACCTCGTTCAAATGCAATATTAACAATTTCATTTTTATCACCAGGCATTGATTCGCCTGCAGCAAGGAAGTTATCAACTGCAACTTTTACAATTTCATCAATAGCTATTCTACAACGATTATGAACAACATTGTCAATCCAATCTTGTTGACTCAAAGCAGCATATGCCAGTGCTTTATCTTCTGTTTCTGTTAATGTTATTGTATAATTCATTTTATATCCTTGTTAAATATTCCTGCCATTATTCAGGTACCTCCGGCCAAGTTATGTTTGTCAACATTCCATTTTCAAGTTTTGGTTCTGCTGTTGCTGGTAGATCTCTAAGTGCTTGTCTGTAGGTTTTCCATTCTGCTGATACAGCAACATCATTTAGTGCCATCCAATCTGTTTCTGCTAATTTTTGATTACGTTCTATTCGTAATAGTCGCATTGGTTCGGCTGCTTCTAATTCTGCAATTTTTTTATCAATTTCTTCTTGTGTTGGTTGTGGTCGAGTATCATGCCATTGTAAAATTTTTTCATTGTTAGAAATAAATTGTGCATCAGGAACTAAAGCTAAAACGGATTTAATCAAGAAATTCATTGCGCTATCTCCATCAACATGCAGTTAAATTCATTTGCACCTTCTGTGTAAAAATAAACGGTTGCACTTGAATCAGTTGTGGCTCCTAGATAATAAGTATGTGAGGAAGCTGTGGGACTTTCATCTATATAACTAATGGTAATTAAAGATGCTGCTACAACTTCAGTAACAGTCCCTTCAGTGTATTGAAATAAAGTCCTTTTATTACCAGATGCAGGCATATCACCATAAATTATATTAGATACTGAATCTCTAAAAATTTGGAAATTACATCCTACTAATTTATTTTGTCTATACGCATATGCAGGAAAAGACATCTGAACTAAAACATGATTGCCACTAGTCAAATTTGAAATGGTTCCGTAAAATTCTGCAACACCAGTATAAGAAAGGGCAATAGCGGAAATGCTAGAAGTAATAGCTGCTGAGTTGTTTCCATTATATTTTCTAAAAGTTGTTTGAACAATATGTCCAGCAGGGAATTGAACATTGTTTCCTAAAGAAACATTATTTGCGCTTACTGTTCCTGCTCCTTTAGGTCCAGTATGTGTTGCTATTATTTTTCCACCAAGAGAAAGTGAGCCTGCCATTATTCAGGTACCTCCGGCCAAGTTACGTTAACTATATTACTATGCTCATCAACATAGGGATCTGCAATCTCTGGTAAATCTCTCAGTGCTTGTCGGTAATCTAATTGAGCTTGTGTAGGTGAGCGGTCAGGCAAAACCCACCAGTCAGTTTCTGCAAGTCTGCGATTTCTTTCTGTACGAAATCTTTCTATTACCGGATCGCCTTGACTTTCTAAAAATTTTTTTATATTTTCTAAATGCTCATTCATAATTTACCCGTATATAAAGTATTTACTTCGGCTACACTTAGTTGTTTATTGAAAATCCTAATGTTACGATAGTATGCTTTCGGAGCATAAGTAGCACTACCTACCTGTGTGCTTGCGGTGCCCACATAGAGTGTGGTATTCAAACCTACTGTTACACCAGAAGTTCCAATAGACACATTGTTTAAATACATTAGGTCTACACCTGAATTTGCGGTCCAAACAAGATGATGTAATACATCGTTAGCTAGTGTGGTAGAAGTGGTAAATGCATATTCAGCATCTCTATATAACTTTAAGGTTGGGTATGTTGCTATTTGCCCATAAGGGTTTGCTTGATTTCCAAATATTCCAATGAACCCTACATTATCAAAATTAAATCCTCTTATCCAAAAGCTTACAGAAAACGTAGTAGTATTGATAGCAGGTATAGTCATGTAACTTGTGCCATCGAAATAAATATTTTTTTCATTAGATAAGTCATGCACAATGCTTGAAACAGAAATATTAGCATTTTTTAAAGTACCGTTGGAATTTCCCATAACATCGGCAGCACCATCTTGAAAATTGTAAAATCTTATTTGACTACTATCACCAAATGGATCTGTGTTTGTATCGGCTTTGACTACATTCATACTATTAAGCTGTGTAGTAGATAGTGATACAGTACCTGCACCTTCTACACCAGTGTGTGTTGCTATGGTATTGCCACCGACTTTAAGTGTTCCTGGCATTATTCAGGTACCTCCGGCCAAGTTATGTTTGTTAAATTACCATTGACATGTAGTTGTGGTTCCGTAGTTGTGGGAAGATCTCTTAGTGCTTGTCTATATGTTTTCCATTCAGTAATATCCGCACCTTGCTCTAGTCCTTTTGTAATAATCCAATCAGTTTCTGCTAATTTTTGATTACGTTCTATTCTTAATAGTCGCATTGGTTCTGCGGCTTGTAGTTCTGCAAATTTAGTATCAATCTCTGCTTGAGTTGGTTGTGGCCTTGAGTCATGCCATCTTCCAATTTTTGTATCTGAAAAAGTACATTCAGCATTTGGAACTAAAGCTCTAATTGCATCAATAATTTGAATCATTGCTGAACCTCCATTGCAAAAAATTGAGCAGGAGTATCAGGTCTTATTTTAATTGAATATTGAGAATGATTAACTCTGTATATTAAATAGTAGCTATGGCTACTGCTTGTTGGAGTGTCAAGTGCTGAAAGAGTAATAACATTGTGTGTTATAACACCTGCAGCACCAGCCTGTGTATTAACACCAGCAGCATTAGCACCCGAAGATACAACTACAATATTGCTTAAAGAGTCTCGACATATCCCATATCCACCAAATGCGGCATCAACACCTGGTCCATATTCCATAGTACAAAATGTAAACATCAGCAGTATTTTATTTCCAGTAGTAATATTAGAAATGTTTACAAACCATTCATTATTATTAGACGCATCATGTACTATTTCAAGGCTAGTACTTGATGTTGTATCAGAATTCTCATCTCCCTTAGAATTATGGGCTACTTGAACAATATGTCCAGCAGGGAATGCAACATTATTATGCAAGCTCAACTTATCAGTGCTATTGTCATGACTAGCTAATGTTTTTTGACCTACTGTAATTGAACCGCTCATTATTCAGGTACCTCCGGCCAAGTTATATTTATTAAACTACCTTGCGAATCTAGTTGTGGTTCTTGTGTTGCTGGTAAATCTCTGAGTGCTTGTCTATAAGTTCTCCATACTTCTTGATTAGATCCTGGATAATCACTGTGCATTCTCCAATCTGTTTCTGCTAATCTTCTATTTCTTTCTATCCGTAATAGGCTCATTGGTTCTAGTGCTTTTAATTCTTTGATTTTAGATTGTACAAGAGTTTCATCTATATCAATTTTATTATTATCAATATCAAATGCACCTACATTATCAGTTATATTTGTACATTGTGGATATAATGTATAAATTACTTCGTGTCTCATGGTGCAATCTCCATCAATGTAACACTTGATAAAATATAGATATCATCGTCACTGTTAAGGCTAAAACCTGACCTGCCGCACCAAACAGTTCCAGAAGCATCTGCGCCTTTCAAAAAAATTCTATATTCTATACTAGTTCCTGTGGAGCTACTAGGGCTATCTAAGTAAGATAAATGCATATTTGTACCATGTCTTACACTACTTAATCTTGCATCACTCAACATCGTAACTATTGTTTGGTTATATGTTGCGTTACTTTCATTAAGACCAGTAGTAGTACCAATATCAAAAGTTGTGCTGCTTATAGTTCTTGTTAATTTCACTCTTGGAGATTTATCATCTCCTCCTGTCAGTGTGTTTATCATACATAATATTTTGCTGTTTGCAACTTTTGTTGTAATACTATGATATACATCAGTAGACGCATAACTTGTACTGGTTGTAGAAGTTGCATTTGGTGTGTTTCTACTTACAGTTTGTATAACATGTCCAGCAGGGAATTGAACATTATTTGTTAATGTTCCATTATTTAATAATATATTGTTATTTAAGTCTTTTATTTCTGCTACTTTTAACGCACTAGGCATTTGATATTCCGCCTACTTTAAGTGTTATCATCATTATTCAGGTACCTCTGGCCAAGTTACATTTGTTAAATTACCAACGTCATCCAGTTTTGGTTCTGCGGTAGCTGGAAGATCTCTCAGTGATTGTAAATATGTTTTCCATTCTACAGAAACTCCTACACTTTGACTGTATGCTTTTATTGTTACCCAATCTGTTTCTGCTAATTTTTGATTACGTTCTAGTCTAAGCAATCGCATAGGTTCTGCTGCTTCTAGTTCTGCTATTTTACTGTTAACTTCTTCCAATGTTGGCATGGTATTGTTAGGATCGCACCATTTTATCCTCGAATAATCTTGTCCAGTAACACTGAAACTACTACCTGGTCTTAATAATTTTATTGCTTCTGTAATCATGTTCCTTGAACCTCTGAAACTGTGACAGATGATACCGTGGTATATTGATTTAGAGTATTACTGCTATTTTTCATGTTTCCAATTTTTAACGTGGCTCCAGCATCAGTGTAGGGATTGTCTATACACACTTTATAAGTCAAGGATGTGTTAATTGCTACACTGGGATTATGTTCTATTATACCCGAAAGATTGAGTGTTGGATAGTCGTCACCACTCATGATCGCCCAAAATCCATCTGTGAGTCTACTTTGATTTGTATAACTACTGTTAGCATTACCTCTGTCTACAGGGGTTACATAATTATCTGCAGAACTAAAAATACACATACCAAAAGTGTATCCCGCAGACATTCGACTATTATTAATATGATTTAAATTGTACGTAATTAAAAAATAACTTGTGGCAGAAATTTTTGTGATGGTTGTGGTCAATGCATCTACGATTTGTCCTGCTGTGTTATCTGCTCTTGTTGCGGCACTACCAAAAGTATAACCAGTATCAGTGCTTGTAAAGTCAAATACATCCCTTAAATAAGATCTTTTAATTTGTAAAACATGCCCAGCAGGAAATTTAACATTGCCTGATAAAGCACCATCACTCATCAATACAGTGTCATTTACTTTTCTTATTTCGTCAGCTTTAATTATACTTGTTGCCATATCAAACTACTGTCCAAGTTGAGCCATCAGGGACAGTAACAATAACACCGTTTGCGACTGTTACTGGTCCTGCAGTTAATGCGTTTTTATTTGTTTGTATTGTATATGAACTATTTATTGTTGTATCGTTTTCCCAAAAAATATTATCTGTTCCTCCACCAGTAGAGCCTACTTTTGCAGCATCTGTCAAACTATTTCTACTTATGATTACCAAGATATCGGCTTGATTTGGTGCGTTTATTAATGTTACTGTACGATTGTTTATAGTATAATCTGCATTATTTAAACGAATACCATTTAGAAAAATATCAGTATGACTAGGTGTTATATATTGTGATGATGTAAATGTTTTTTCTTGTAAACTTGAGACAATAAATTCTTGTCTATTTTCTATGATTTGATGTGCAGAAGTTACCGCAGTCTTTGAAACAACTGCTAACAGATCATTTAAAACTGCATTTTCTGTCAATGTAATTGTTCTATTTAATATAGTATAATCACTAACAGATAATTTAATACCATTTAGATATAAATCTGTCAAACTAGATGTTATATCATTTGTTGTAGTAAAAGTATTTTGAGTGTTTGAAACAATCGTAAATTCTTCTCTAACTTCTGCTACGGAGTTTTCTATTCCAACAGCATCAGTTCCTTTTTTCATAACAACAGTAATAACATCATTTAAAGCTAAAGTAACTGATAATGTTAAAACTTTTCCATTAATACTGTAGTCTGATGAATGAAGCAAAACACCATTATAATAAACATGTGTAAAATCTGCTACAGGGTTGGTATTCAAATCATAACTTGTAGTGCCAGTATTTGTAACTAGAATTTCTTGTGTTGCTTCAAATACTTCTATACCTTGAGTAAGTTCATTGCGATATTCAAATGCGATTGAATCACCTTTTTCAGCCGCAGAATTAAGAACAATTGTAGAACCATCAGTAGCAGTATAATCCTCCAGTGCTAAACGTACACCATTTTTATAAACAGTTATAAATCCAATTGCATATCCAGAAGACCCAAAAGTAGATTGCGTATTGCTTGTAACAATATGCTCTTCTCTATTTTCTGTAGTTTTTAAGACTGGTACGTTACCGATGTATGGCATTATTCAGTTTATACTCTTTTATAGTTTATTATCATAATTTAACTCTCTATTACACTAATTAAAGTTAATGGTTTTATTTCTCCTGAATCTGCTTCACCTGCACCTATAATTACTTCATTACTTGTAGAACATGTAGCTGTATAACTAGTATTAAAATTTGTCCAAGGACCAGTTGCTGATGTCGCACTATATTGTAATGTCAGTATATTTCCACTCCTTTGCCATTTAAAATAATAAAAAGTAGTCGCAGTATCTCCAGTTATAGGAGCATAATATTGAGCTAATGCAGTATACGAAGGACTAGCAGGACTAAATCCAGATTGTCCTATTGCCCCCCAATACGGTCCATTACCTCCATCACCCGTAAAATCATCTAAACTAGCATTATCTCTGTAAACCATACCTACACCACGAAAATCTTGTTCCCAAGACGCAACTGCTGTAAAATCTCCAGGAAACACTCTATTCAAAATTACACCCCCATATGCACTTGTAATTTGTCCATTACCCCACCACTTTTGACCATCAGGAGATATTATTCCATTATTAATATTACTATCTCTAGGATACGTCCACTTATATCTATATTGAACTACTAACCATTGCAATTGCCCTACATACATTTCAACAGCATTTATATCAGTGTTATATCGTAAATAACCAATAGTGGGATTACTTTCTCTTTGTGCAGTTGTTCCCGAAGGCATGACAGGATTACTAATAGTACCTGTTGAATTTATTACATCAATTCCTCCAACCTTCAAAGACTCATGATTAACCGTTCCCGGAACTGTAACTTCTCCACCACTCTCTTCTGCTACTTTTACATGATTTAAAAATAATCCTGGCATATTAACCTATATAAAGATTACCTTCTATGTCTACATCACTCAGAAAATCTGGTGTACCATTGACTACGATCATAGAACCTTTAATTCTTATTTGACTATTAAAAGTTGTATCTCCGAAGTAAACTTGATTTTCTCCTTCTGGGACAAATACGGGTTTTGTTGTATTACTTTTTTGAGAAAGTCCGTTGACTGTTACATCATCAACATTATCAATGTTGACTAAACTTGTACTTCTCTTTGAACCTATATATCCACTCATAGTTCTAAAACGCTAACTGTTGCATCTATTACATTGTTGGATGAAGCAGTTATTGTAACTACCTCATTTTGTTGAACAACAACTTTACCATCAAGGACCGAAAGTGTACTTCCAATTGGAATGGGTGCATTTTTTACAATATATGTACCATCAATATCAACGTCTGCTGTTTCTGCAGCATTGCCTTTATTAGCTAACACTAAACCAATAATAAGTGCCGTTGTGTTCACAGGAGTTGTATGTACAATTACACCTGCGGTATTTGCTGTTGCTGCTTTTCGTTTAAATGTTGCTGACATGTTTAAAAATTATCCGAGCGCAATTGAATAAATTATTGGTTGTAGTGTATCTGCATCACCAAAAAAGAATGTATTATTACCATGTGTTTGTAGATATTGACCCGATGTACCGTCTGTTATATTTAGATCTGTCAAGGTTAAACCTTGCATACGGAATCCTGGTTGAAATAACTCTACTGCTATTGTATCATCTACTGTTAATGTATTTAAAAATGTTACTTTTTTAGTTCCCACATCAATAGTATAATCTGTTTCAGTAAGACGAATACCATTTAAATATACATTAACAAGGTCACTTGCTGCTAGTGTATTAGCGGTAAGCACTACGTTATTTTGACTTGAAGTTAATACAAAAGTTTCACGTTTATAACTTGATTGTGCAAGATTAGTAACACTTAAAGTGCCTATTAAATCAATAACATCTCCTACTTCTGGCGCCACAATAAATGTAATATATTGACCAGAAGATGCAATGTTATAATCTATACCTTGAACAAGTTTTAAACCATTTTGAAAAACACTAATATGATTATCTACGTAACTTACACCATATACAGTTTTAGCACCATTACCTGTGTATGTCTTACGGTCTGAAATCGTTTCTAAAGTATCTTTTTCTTTTGGTGAAGGTGCGCCTATATATGGCATTTATTTTCCATTGTTTTATTTTACCTAAAAATAGCGATCATTACAATTGGACTATCTTGTAATTGTGTACTAGTTTGTAGAGTTGTAATTCTAACAGAAGATGAGCTTATACCAGTCACCCCATCTGAGGTTTGCACAACACTGAAAACTCCATGATCACTTACTCCGTTATAATGTCTACCCATTGAAGTAATTACATAATTTCCGTCAGGCATAGCAGTAGTAAAAAATATGTTATAATCTCCTGTTCCAGTTCTAACTACCTTGCTCACATTACCTGATGATCTTATTGCACAATGATTTTCTCCACTTATAGAAACATAAGAAGTGCCATTAAAATTTACAAATGCCCGGCAACCAAACAGAGGTAGTGTATCATTATCTGCATTAGAAGTTGCACCATTTGAGGCTGTAGTATCCAGTGCCGTTAAACTATCATTCAAAACAGTATTATTTAATTGAGTATTTTGAATGATATTATTTGCATCAAAATCTATCTGATTTGAACCATATATTTTAACTGCCATATTGTTTACCTAAAAATTACTACAGAAATTTGAAATTGATTTGCTTTACCAGGACTGGTATACGAATAACCAGTGACTAACCTACAAGATGTTTCTGTAAATTCGTTTTGGGCAAATTGTATAACTGATTCTGTCACAGTATTTCCATAAGAAGTAGATGCTACAGCAGCATAATTCGTATCTGGCATTTGAACAGCAAAATGTATTTTATAGTCTCCAGTACTAGTGCGGACTACTTTACTAATATTTCCGGATGAAGCTATGGTACAATGTTCCTCTCCACCTACAGTTGTTGTGTTTACGGAATTAAAACGCACAAATGCCCTACATCCAAATAGAGGTAGCGCGGTATTATCTGCATTAGTTGTTGGACCATTTGAAGCAGAAGTATCCAGTGTAGTGAAACTTTTAGATAAATTGGTAACAGTTCCTGTTAAATTACCCGTTGAATTACCTGTTAAATTGCCTGTTAAATTATCTGCAGTTAATGTAGTAACGCCAGCACTTTCAGAAATTACAGGTATGTTACTTATTCTTATCTCACTCATATGACGTTTAACACTCCTTCAACATTAATTGTACCTGTGAAACTTATAGGTCCTGCAAAAAAAGCATTGTATCCTGCTGGTACGTGCAAGTCTGATGTATATTGATTTCTATTTGTGTAATATTTAGCATCAACTCGTTCTAGATTGATCGCTTGACCGCCAGTAACATTAACATCCGAACGTCCCAAAATATCTGAAGCGGGCATTCCAAAACCTAATAATTCAACTACATCATCAGAGTTTAGAGTAAGTGCGGAAGTATCAATACGAACATCGGTTCCATTTGTTGCAATATAATCAGTAGTTGCTAAGTTAACACCACGTACAGTTACTGTTAAATTACCAGGACTATAATTTAAAAAGAATGTATAGTAACCAGGATTTGCAACTGTATCTGCATGACCACCCAAATACTCTCTGTGGTCTATTGTAGTCTTTGTGGCTCTTGTTTTATTTGCTGAACCTATAACTGGCATTTAAAATCCTTTACTACAAAAAAAATGAAATTTTTAATATGTTATCACTCTGGTTTAGGATACTTATCTTTAACTACTTTTAAGTCTGTATAAAATTTACTTGTTTTGTCAAGAGTTCCAGAATCAATAGCATGCCAGATAGCGTCAAACTGTTCTGCCAATGGTGGATATTCAGTTGCTCTTTTTTGAATGTATGCAATTTTTTCTTGTTCAAGTAACCACAAGTCAAAAGCATTTAAAATATCAGACTCACTGGGAACAGGGTCAGTGTGTTGCCAACTATCTATAACATCCTGATATGTTGCAGTATTAAAACAACCGTATTTTTCAGGTGTATTATAACCCAGATGTACAAGTCCCCAAGATAATTTCATGTGTGTATTATAATTTTCCATAATTTATCCTATTTTTAAAAATGATGCCCACACTTGTATAACTCTTGCTGTAGTTTGATTATGAGGTAAATAACTTGAATGAACATTACTAGATTGATTATTCCAAGTTATTGCATACTTTTGTGATGTTGATGTTACTTTTAACAATCCAGGTGTCATCAAACTATCTTGACCAGCACTGTTGACATTATGAGAATATCCAAAAGTTTGTCCAAAACTAACCTCTGTTTCCGTAATGTTATAAAGAGTTGATCCAGAACCATTGGCTTCTCCATATCTTCGTACTCCCGATAATCCCCAATGTTGCCATTGATGCACACTAGGCATACACACTTTATAATCATAATATCCTATTGCCATTGTAAAATAACCTGATGCATCTAGAGTTAGTATAGGATTTACCCACGTACTGTCTGATAGTCCATTTGTACGTTCATTCCATACAAAAACCTTTTCTCCTGTACCTCCTGGTGACATACCGATTGCAGTTGCACTAGTACCAGTTTGTGTTTTCAGTAAATATCCTACTCCTTGACTTACACCTTTAGGCATAATAGATGCATCTTGCAAACTCGCATTTATTGTAGCAGTTCCTGCATTTTCTGTAATAACAGTTGTTGATCCTAAAATTAAATTTGGCATATTATACTATCCTTAAATCTCCTGCGATTGTTAAATTTCCTGTAGATACTGTCAAAGATTCTGTAACTCTTAAATTTCCATTCACTGTTAGGCTATTCATTGAAACAGGTCCTTCTAGACTTGCATTATAATTTGCAGCTAAAGTAATATCTTCAGTGTAAGTTTGTTTATTCACAATTAAATTTCCATCAGCAACATTTGTGCCGTTCAGATGTAGTTCATGTAAATGACCTACCATTTTAGCATTGCTATCTTTTTCTGCAAAAAGACTTCCTTCTATTTCTAATCTAGCCATTACTCAGGTTTCTCCGGCCAAGTTACATTAGTTAATATTCCATTTTCTAATTTAGGTTCTGCTGTACTCGGTAGATCTCTCAGTGCTTGTCTATATGTTTTCCATTCAGCAGGTATTGGTTCTTCTGTTTCTATTGCTTTTGTAGTTACCCAATCAGTTTCTGTAAGTAATTTATCTCGTTGATTTCTTAGTAATCTAATAGGTTCTGTTTGATTAAATTCTGCAACTAATTCTTCAAATTTTTCTTTTATTTGCGCAGGTGTTATGTTTAATGAATTTCCTTTACTGAAAAAAACTTTATTCAAGTCTTCATCTTCAACACTAAAACTTTTTCCTCCTAGTGCTTGTACTGCTTGTGATATTGTAATCATGCTACTACCTCCATTGCGATCATATGACTAGATGTGCGTTGTTGATAAGCATAATTATTATTTCCTGAAGAATCAGTCCGATTCACCCCCATTGTAAACGTAGTAGAATGTTTTTGCATTTGTACTGTATACTCAACTGCTACGTCTTTAGTATTCAAAGTTTCGTCACGAATAACTGCAGTAACTGCTGTTAAATATGCTGGTTGGTTGTTACTAGCACTAAAAGTTGTTAGGGGTGTGCTATCAGTGGCGGTACTAAGTTTTATTGGAGTACCATTTCTACACAGTCTAACTCCCAAACCGAAATTTACACCTGAGTTACCATATATAGAACCAAAAGACACTGTTACAATAGTTTTAGATCCTGTTAAAGTGGGTGTAATTGATACAGCAAATTTTACACCAGATCCATTTACAAGGGTTTCAAAATCAGTATCAAGTACCTGAGTCCATGCTGTGGTATCTGTATAATTCTGTACTTGTAATATTCCGCCCGCTTTAGCATAAACTACACTATCCGCTAGTACTGGCTCTGCAGTTCCTGTTTGTGTTGCTAAAGTTTTTCCACCTAGTGTAAACGTAGGCATTTATATCTCCTCTTTGTTCATTTATATTAACGATACAGAACCAGTAACTGCAATATTACTAGTTACATGAAATTCATCTACTACAATTAAATGTCCACTTACAGTTACATTGTTTGCTGTAATAGGTCCTGGCATTAAAGAATTAGTATTTGCAACTACAACTACATCTTCAGTTGTATCATGGTTTGAATACATTGGTACATTTATATTACCGCTTGAATCAAAAGCACTTTGATATGCTCCAAGATTTGTAGCAATATTAAAAGCCTTACTCATGTTTGTTCTACCATTGAAATTAATACATCAAATGAATTTACTGTATCTGCTGTCATTTGTATTGCATCATTTGCATTTAAAATAATTTTATTTCCCCCCATTATCTCAAGAGTTGAGCCTGTATCTATCGCCACATTTTTCAAAAAGTGTATTGTCTGTGATGCATCATCATCGTATATTTTAACATTTGTTGCAATAGCACTAGTTGTGATGTTGGAGATCGTAAATCCAATTACAATAGTTGTTGTGCTTGTTGGTACGGTATATACAACTGCAGTATTTGCAGTGTTTGAATAATTAGTACCGCCATTAAAAGTTTTTGATAAAAGTGTATTCGCCATTTATTAACCAAATATGATTGAATTTACAAAGGCATCATCTGCTACTACTTGTAACTCTGCGGCAGTTGCTCCTGCTGCTGGTTTATTTATCAGATTATTAAAGTCCTGTGCAGCAAATGAGAAGTTGCCTGAACCATCTGTAGCTAACACTTGGTTTGCCGTACCATCACTGATACCCAAATCAGTCAATGCAATTCCAGAAAGAGAGTTAGCAGTGATATTATTGGCAGTAAGATCATTTAAATTTATATTGTTGGCAACTGTATTTTGATTTACAGTGAGAGAAGTAACTGTTAAATTGTTTGCTGTGCCAGTTTCAATACTAATATTATTAGCTTCAAAATCACCATATAAAGTTGCTGTCATTGAGGATGTATTAAATCCAGTCAGCGTAGATAGTGGAGGTTCTAAATTATAATCTTTAAATATGTAGAACTTACCATCTGTAGCATCTCTAAAAATACCTGCGTATCGGTCAGCACTTCCATTATTATATTTTGCAGCAAATCCTAAATCTGTAATATCAGCAGCATTATTAGAACCATAGACTACAATATTATCTTCTACTAATAATGATTGTGTATTGAGACTTGTGGTTGTGCCATGAACTAATAAGTCACCTGAAATTGTTACTGTATTAGCTGTGATTGTATTTGAGTTGAGATCAAGAATGTCTGAAGCACTAACAAATCCAAATTCGGCTAGACTTTTATTTACAAATTTAAATTGATTTTCATCATAGGAGAGGAGGTCATTATTAGCGATTGCTCTTGAGGTAGCGAATCTTATTAGAGTATTGTCAATCTGAATATCTGCTGTTGAGATAGCAGTATTTCCAATGATACCAGCATCAATGTTAGAATTTTCAATGAGAACATGTTCAATGATCTCATTATTATATTTCTTATGGAATGTAGAGAAATCGTTGGCTAGTTCAAGTATTTTTGTTGTCATGAGCTTAACTTATTTCTAAGATACTCAAAGCTACATCTAAACCATTGTGTGTATCGCTAATTATTTCAATCTTATCAGTTGTTTGTAGTATTAGTTTCTGACCACCAAAAACTTCAAGTGTACTCTTATCTGGAATAGAAATATTATGAAAGAGTGTTACTGCTGTATTTATTTCATTATCATTAGTATCTGAGTCTAAGTTGACGGTTGCCATCACCATATTAGTAGATTTATTTGCTAAAACTAATCCTATGGCAACGGCAGTTGTAGAAGCAGGTACTGTATAAATTGTATCAGCCGTTGAATTAGATACGTTGGCTTTTGTTTTTACTTTGAATATGTTTGCCATCTACTTCTTTATACTATATTAATTGTGTTTCCCATTCCGGCATGAATTGTACACTGATAATAAAGTGTGCTTGGAGCACTCATTGGAACTTTAAATACAATTGTTCCAGATTGTGTTCCATTATTTGTTACACCTGTGCTATACGCACTACCTCCATTACTGACTCTAATTTGAAATGGATGTCCACTAGCATTTACAACAAACTTATATTGTTCACCTCTGCGTAGATATAATACAGGATCATCTTCAGCGGTAGGAAACCATATATTTCCAGAATCACTAAACCTATAATCACTTGCACCATCATTTACAACATTGAATGTGTGTGCAATTGTTTTTCCATTGACATCTAAGTCACCACCAAGTTGTGGATCTGTATCTTCTACAACATTTGATATTCCTCCACCACTACCTGCATTATCTGCTTGTGGTTGCCATTCACTTGCGGTGGAATTCCATTTTAAAACTTGA